CACCTTCAAGAAAAAAATCTAAAGGTTATTATAATAAAGCAAATAAAACCGGTACAGGTGCTGCTGCAGGCGGGGGTATGTCAGAAAAAGGTGTTAGAAAATATAAAAAAGATAATCCTGGTAGCAAACTGCAAACTGCAGTAACTACTCCACCTTCAAAATTAAAGAAAGGTAGTAAAGCTGCAAAACGCAGAAAATCTTTTTGTGCTAGATCTAAAGGCTGGAAAAGCGAACGAGGTAGAGCGGCAAGAAGAAGATGGAACTGTTAATAATTAAACAACAACAATAACAACACAAACCAAAACACAAAAATTATGAACAAAGCAGAAAAGTATGACATGAAAAAAGCATACGATAAAGATCTTACCAAGTCAGCAAGATTTAATTATCTTAAAAACGCCATGCATGATAAAAAAGGTGTGTCTATGAAGGACGAAGGCATGATGATGTCAGGGCAAGTTAAACAGGGTTCTATAGCTACGATGCGTAGCGGAAATGTAGGAAACTACACGGGTAACCACCCTAGATTTGCTGGAGTAAGCATGAATGCAGATCTTGCATTTAATCCAACAGATGACATTGCAGGTCAAGGAACTGAAGGAATGACTCCGGGCGCTCCTATGGCTAATCTTAATAAAGGATATGGGCAACAAGTTGGTAAGCCTTCTGTTGCAAGCCGCCAAAAATATGGTGGTAACAAAGGAGACGAAAGCATGTCAGATAGGGACTATAGTGCTCCTACCAAAATGTATGGTGGGAAAAAAGGTGACATGAGTAAATCTCGAAGAGATTATAAATAAAACAGATAGGACTGTATAAACCTAGCAAAACATAAACAATAACAATAACAAAAACAACAACAAAATGGCAAGATTTATTTCTATCAAAGTCGTTGGAGGCGCGGATGCTTTCGAAGACGGACAACACTTACTTAACACAGACTCAGTAATTACAGTTACTTCTGGTGATGAGGCTGGAGCTAATGAAGGTACTAAAACTACTATTCACACAGACTCTGCTGTGCTTAATACAATAGTACTAACTCATAGCACAGAAACTACTCCCGGCGTAAGAGACGCGGTTAATGCGGCGCTTACAGCTAATCCAGGTGGCGTAAAATCAACAGTTGGCCTTGCAGCTGGTATTACTGTAACTGAATTTGCAGTTGTATAATGAGCAAATCTAAAGGACTTGGTGATTCAATTGAAAAAGTTACTAAAGTTACTGGAATTAAAAGTGTAGTAGATAGAGTCGCAGAGGGTTTAAATATTCCCTGCGGCTGTTCTGCTCGCAAAGATAAATTAAATAAAATGTTCCCTTATAAATAATGGCTTTCAAACTTAATACACCTCCGTATAATTTAGACAATACGCCTATATATAATGTAGATTTGGGTAATGATGTATTAGGCAAAGCTAATAATAACGGAACTATATTAATAAATAAAAATTTAGATCCATCTAAAACTAAAAAAGTTGTTGATCATGAAATGATTCATATCGATCAATTTAAAAGAGGCGATTTAGATTACGATGACAATAATGTTTACTGGAAAGGTAAAACATATTCCAGAAGTCAAATGCGAGAGGGTGCTAAAAATCTTCCTTGGGAAAAAGAAGCTTACGACAAAGCTTAAATTATGTTGAAATTATTATTAGGCCTATTAAAAGGTGGTGATGGCAGAAAGTCAGTAGCCGGTAACTTAGCGTGGGAAATAAGAGAAGCAATTAAGGGTAAAGAATTAGACCCTAATGAAATAATAGAATTGCAAACTAAAATAAATGAAATTGAAGCCGGACATAGAACAGTATTTGTCGCTGGCTGGCGTCCGTTTATAGGATGGGTTTGCGGGGTAGCATTAGCATATAACTTCGTAATAAGAGATTTATTTATTTGGATAACAAAAACAACCGACGCTCCTCCGGCATTACAAATGGAGCATTTAATGACAGTCTTATTGGGCATGCTTGGTCTTGGTGGATTAAGAACCTTTGAGAAAATAAAAGATAAAGTAAAATAATTTAATTAAATTTAATCAAATGAGTACAAAAGAAAAAAAAGTAACAGAGGAACAATTAGCTAAAATCAAAGAACAACAAGTAACAATGAACAACAAATTGAGGGATATTGGGCTTGTTGAAAATCAAAAACACGTTTTATTACATGAATACGCTGGACTTGAGCAAGATATGGAAGCTTATAAAAAAGACCTTGAAAAAGAGTATGGGGCGATTAGTATTGATTTGGAAACAGGTGTTTACAAAGAAATAGAAAAGCAGGAAGAAAAATAAGATGAGCAGCATTATAAGGAAGATCAGCATCGGTTCTGATTATAAAAATGATGCTATGCATTACTCTGTAGGCCAAGAGGTATATGGAGGACACAAAATAGCTTATATCATATTTGAAGATACTGATAGTTCTTATAATATTTTCATTAAAAAAAACAATGAAGTATTACCGTGGAAAAAGTTTAATTCTAACATGGCTATTTCTGTTGAATATAATTTAGAATATGAATAGTATCTACGATTTTATCGTTGAGCCTATTGGGGAAAGATATAATAATACAACTAAAGTAAATAATAAGGATTTAATATTAAATTGTAATATAGAATCATTTAAGTTTATAAATAAACTTGCTAAAGTTATATCTACACCAAAAGCTTATAATACCGTTATAAAAGAAGGTGATGAAATCGTAATTCATCATAATGTTTTCAGAAGATATTATGATATAAAAGGTAAAGAAAAAAATAGCAGTAAATATTTTAAAGACAATCTTTACTTTTGTCAGCCCGATCAGGTGTATCTTTACAAAAAAAGCAATAAGTGGCATTCATTTATGGATAGATGCTTTGTTAAGCCTCTTTTAAATAATGATCCTACAAGCTTAGAAAAAGAACAAAAGTATATTGGTATACTAAAGTATGGCAATAGCTCGTTAAATGCGCTTGAAATAGTACCCGGTGACCTTGTAGGGTTTACCCCTAATAGCGAATGGGAGTTTATAATTGACAACGAGCGATTGTATTGTATGAAATCTAATGATATTGTTATTAAATATGAATGTAAAGAAGACCAAACTGAATATAATCCAAGCTGGGCAAAAAGCAGTTGAGGAGTTAATTAAAGTGGCTAAGGAAGCTATTGTAGATTCAGAAGATGACATATCAGCAGATAGATTAAAAAATGCAGCAGCTACTAAAAAGCTAGCAATATTTGATGCATTTGAAATATTAACAAGAATTGAAACCGAGGAAAAATTGTTAGAAGATAAATCTGCTAATCAAAAAACATTCGGGGGATTTGCTGAAAAAAGATCTAAATGATATATAAGCAAACACTATATTCAATAATACCGGATTATGTAAAGCCCAATATATTAAAGAAAAAAAATAAACAAAAAAGCTGGGAATACGGATATAACAAAGAGCACGATTTAGTTGTAATAAGTAAATCAGGTGAACTTGGCGAAGTGTACGATATTCAAGGTTTAAAAATAGGTTTACCATTAATCAATAGATGCTTTAAAAGATCTAATAATAAACAAGAGCAATATTGGCAAAAATTTAATTATCCCAAAGAATTACAAAAAATTAAAAGTGTATTTGATTGGAATAATTATCCTGACAATTTTAAAGAACAATGGTACGACTATATAGATAATGAATTTAAATATAGAGAAGAAGGTTTTGCGTTCTACAATAATGGTACTGAAACTTATATTACTGGGTCTCATTACATGTACCTGCAGTGGACTAAGATTGACGTTGGGGCCGCCGACTTTAGGGAATCAAATAGATTATTCTATATTTTCTGGGAAGCGTGTAAAGCAGATACCAGATGTTATGGAATATGTTATCTCAAAAACAGACGGTCTGGGTTTAGCTTCATGGCATCGAACGAAACTGTTAACCAGGCAACAATGTCAAGCGACGCGAGATTTGGAATTTTATCAAAAACTGGGGCTGATGCCAAAAAAATGTTTACTGATAAAGTCGTTCCAATATCAATCAATTATCCCTTCTTCTTCAAGCCCGTCCAAGACGGTATGGATCGTCCGAAAACAGAGCTTGCTTACCGGGTGCCCGCCTCCAAACTAACTCGGCGCAAGATAGAAGTAGGCGAACAATTAGCTGAAATTGATGGGCTTGATACTACAATCGACTGGAAAAATACAGGCGATAATTCATATGATGGAGAAAAGCTAAAGCTTTTAGTTCATGATGAATCTGGTAAATGGGAAAGACCAGATAATATAATTAACAATTGGAGAGTAACCAAAACAACATTAAGACTAGGTAGCAGGGTAGTCGGAAAATGTATGATGGGTTCTACATCAAATGCTTTAGATAAAGGAGGTAATAATTTTAAAAAATTATATGAAGGATCAGATGTTACTAAAAGAAACCGCAACGGACAGACTAGCTCAGGATTATATTCTTTGTTCATACCTATGGAATGGAATTACGAAGGATTCATTGATATGCATGGAATACCTGTATTCGATACACCGGAAAAGCTAGTCAAAAGTATTGATGGCACAGACATAGATATTGGAGTTATTGATTATTGGATGAATGAAGTTGATGGATTAAAAAAAGATCAAGACGCATTAAATGAATTCTATCGTCAATTTCCTAGAACAACACAGCACGCGTTTCGAGATGAAACAAAACAATCTTTATTTAATCTAACTAAAATATACGAGCAGATAGATTATGTTGAAGAAATGAAGTATACAGGTCTTATAACGCAAGGAAATTTTCAATGGCAAGGTGGTGTTAAAGATTCAGTAGTCGAGTTCGCACCTAATAATAACGGACGATTTTTTATTTCATGGATCCCGCCACATAATATGCAAAATAGGTCTATTGCAAAAGGTAATTTAAGATACCCGGCTAATGAACATTGCGGGGCATTCGGATGTGATAGTTATGATATATCAGGCACAGTTGATGGTAGAGGGTCTAAAGGCTCATTACATGGACTAACAAAATTTACCATGGAAGATATACCTCCTAACCATTTCTTTTTAGAATATATATCACGACCTGATAATGCTGAAATATTTTTTGAAGATGTACTTATGGCTTTAGTATTTTATGGAATGCCAATACTTGCAGAAAATAATAAGCCGAGGTTATTATATTATTTAAAAAGAAGAGGCTATAGAGGATATTCTATGAATAGACCTGATAAAGTTTATAATAAATTATCAATAACAGAAAGAGAAATAGGAGGAGTGCCTAACTCAAGTGAAGATATGAAGCAGGCTCATGCAGCTGCTATAGAATCTTATATTGATTCTCATGTAGGGTTTAACGGAGAAACTCACGGAGACTTATATTTTACAAGAACATTAAACGATTGGTCAAAATTTAATCTTAATAACAGAACAAAGCACGATGCTTCTATAAGTTCTGGGCTCGCTATAATGGCTTGTAATAAAAATAAATATGCTCCAGTAGCTAAAAAAGTTTTTAAACCAATGAACTTAGGAATAAAAAGATATAATAACGATGGTTCTACATCAAAAATAATTTAGATAAATGATTAATACTAATTATAACAGTTCATTCCCAGATCAGGTAGTACCTGATTCAGTAAAGAATAGTTATGACTATGGGCTACAAGTTGCTCAAGCTATAGAAAATGAGTGGTTTCGGCAAGATATTGGGGGCGAAAGGTATTTACAGAACTTTCAAAATTATCATAGATTAAGACTATACGCTAGGGGTGAGCAGCCAATACAAAAATATAAAGATGAATTATCTATTAATGGTGATTTATCTTATTTAAATTTAGATTGGAAAATTGTACCAGTAATACCTAAGTTTGTAGACATTGTAGTTAATGGCATGACTGATAAAGGTTATGAAATAAAATCATTTGCTACTGACCCATTTGCTCTTAAAGAAAGAACTGATTATGCCGCTGGTATTTGGAG